TGCGAGCGAAAACCCCATTGTCAGTGATTTTGAAAAGTCGGCCGGGAGCACCGATTTGACCGAGCGAAAGCCACTCGTAGCACGGTTCCGCCGTGTCCAGGGTGACGTTGAGCGTGCCGGCGTCGTCGTAGGTCTTGCCGGCATCATCCGAATATTCGAGCTTGACCGTAGGAACAAAATCATTGGCCGAAAGCCCGTAATTGTCGCCCGTAAGGAAAACCGCATAGCACGGCAGCACCTCGCGTCCACGCATCGGAACCTGCGCCGTCACAACGCGCTCAAAGGGAATTTCCTGCTGCGGCGCCAGATAATCGGGGTTCTCGTCAAATGGTTGATCGGGATCCAGAAACCAGAGCAGGCCGAAAGTGTCGTCACCGACGACAATATTTGAGCCATGATCGTGTGCAAGCGGCGTTCCGCCAATCCACGACATACCGACATTCGGGCGCCAAAAGGGAAGCCCGGCACTATCCCAATTCACCCATTGTTCGGTTGAAACATCATACACCAGCGTCTCTTGATCGCCGAGGCGCAGCACATAGAAATCGTGCCCGTCCAGCGTGAAAGTCCAGGTTCGTACACGGGGATTGGCGACACGCCCCCGCACGAGTGAAATCACGCGAAGCTGCGTAACCCGTAGTTGCTGCGTAATCTGGCGGAAAAGCGAGCTAATGCGCAGGCTGGTGGCGCGAACCTGTTTTGCGGGGTAATTGATCAGGCTGACAAGCCGCCCCTGATTTATGAAAGAATAATCGACGGCGTTAAGACTGTTGAAAACGCGAACATCGGTGCCATCCGTCGCCCATGCACTCGGCGTTTGCCAGAAATATTTACTGGTCCAATCTACGTTGTTATCCGAAAATTGAAGAACAAACCGGGCCGGATTGGTCGCTCCATGGGATCCAGCAACCCCGACAATCGTAATTTCCTCAATCTCAATATCGTTGCCGCTGCCAAAATCGTAGCACAGCCACGCCTCATAGGCGTTCTTATGACCAGCGGTTGACGTTTGGGTTTGCCAACGATCCGTCCCGCTATAGGCCGAAAATCCGTTGGCAGCGCTAACGCTGCCCGAACCACCCGTGGACGACGCGGAAGCGGTGCCGCCCCCGATAGCGTTGCCCCCGCCGATGGACGCCCGCATTTCGACGCCCACCACGCAAACGCCTTGCACCAAGTCGTAGCCTGGCCCGCCGGCAGGAGAGCGTGGAAACAGAATTCGCCAATAGCGGTGCGCCATTGTCAGGTTGTCCTATCGAATAGCACATTCGCTTCGTTGAGCGACGCGGGAAGCCAGGGGGCATCGGTTTTCGGGTCGCGATGATAAATATCCGACCAGAAAGTTTGCGCAATAGTGATATTCCGATTGGCCCCGAGCACCACGTCCGCCGTCCCGTCCGGGTCACTCACGAGCGCCGATTGCACCGAAGCATCGCCGCCGTCATTTTTTGCCGCCATGTAGCGGACCATGACCGCCTTAACGCTCACCACGTCTTCGGGCAACGGCGAAAAATCGGCTTGGTAAGGCGCGGGAAGTGGATCATCCGGCGCGTAAATGTAGAAATCCGGATCGGGAGGAATACGGTTGAGGATCGCGATGCCGGTGGCTTCTCCGACCGGGGTCCAATTCAAATCCACGTCTTCGGTGAGCGTATGACCGTTAAGAATACAGGTGCCGACAAAATCGGTCACGTCGCTGCCGCTGGCATCCCAAATGACGTAATCCTTGATGAAATAGTCATGGCCGGCGCTTGTGTTATCGCTATCCTGAATATTGCCGATTTGCGCCACACTGGTCGAACCCGTGTTGATTTCGCTCTGCACGAGCCCTGCGACCGGCAATCCTTCAACACGAACCTCGAAACTGCCGCTGGCCGGGTCGATGACTGCTTTCCATTCGATATGATACCAGCCTTGCGCCGTGATCTCCGGCAGCGCGGACGTATAGAGAACGGTGCCATTGTGATCACCATCCCTGATTTCCAACGCGCCGGTCGAAGTCACGGTAAGCGTGTAAAGACTGTTCGCCGAACCGTCGAGAAGCGAGATCGGTGCGATACGACCAAGCGTCGGCAAAACAGGAAGCCACACGCGCAGCATCACGCCCACGACTGCCACCGCGCCGTTCGGCAGCACCTTGCGCAGAATTCGATAATTACCACCGCCGCCGTATCCGTTATTCATGCGCAACACACGGCCCGGACTGACACCATCGGGATCGGCCGTCAAACTGACACCAAAGCCGGAAATGTTGGTTTCGCCGGCCTGTGCGTAAACACCGGCCAGCAACAAATCCACATTGGTGCCGTAGCCGGAAAAATCGTCCATGTGGAGTACAGCCATTTGACCAATCCCTTAATACAAAATTTTCGATGCCTGATACTGAATAGATTTGCGCACGCGCTCTTCAATATCAGGACGGCTAATTCTTTTCAAACCTCCCGCGATTTGGAAAACGCCGCCATCGTTGTCCACAATGATCATGCTTTCCTTGACCTGCAACGCCGTGCCTTCCCAGGTGCCTCGGTCGAAGGTCACACCCTGCAAGCGCAGCACGGGACTATCTTCGTTGCCGGTGAAATACCATACTTCGGTCGTGCTGGCACCCGGCAACCAGAATTGATCGCCGAAAACCACGACATTGTAGATGGGATCCGGCGCCCGCTCGGCCGTGGCAAAGTCCAGCGGGTCGATCACCGTTTCGCCGGGGTCGATCCAGAAAAACCGGCCGTTGATCCCCTGACCTTGCGCCGGCACGCACACGACATAGGACGCGATATAGCCGAGGCTGATAATTCCCACGTCATCGGGCGTATCAACCTGCGTCACCGAGGGCGCACCGCCTCCTGTGAGCGTGCCAGAAGTCCATGCAATTGCCGATCCTGTTTCGGTAGTCACAACCGAATTCCCGAGCGCCCCAATTGCGTTCGCCCTCACGCCGAGAGAGGTAGCACCGTAAGAATTGACCTGGATTTCCTCGTTGGCCGTAAGCACCGTACTATATTGCGTGCCGGCGATACCCGCCGCACCAAAAGCTGCACCAAGGTTTTCCCATGACAAAGTATCGGTCAACCCCAAGGCCACCAGCCACGGATTTCCAACTGTGCCGTCCGGCGTGCCCGCGTCAACGCTCGCGTTGGTGAACTTGTAATACATGCTTCCGACACGCACCACGTCATTATTCGCGGGCGAGCCGGAAATCGTCCCCGTGGCAAAACCATTCTCGATATAGCAATACAAAATCGCCCCGTCCGCCAGGAACATAAATTCGGGCGTTTCACCGATATTCGCGGTGCCCGCCATGCTCACCGACGCCTCACCACCCTGAATTCCAGCTTGCAGGAGCGTCTTGGTGCCGTCCTTGTCCACGCGCCACCACTCTGAGCCCGAGACGACGAAAAGCGCGTCGTTGAAGCTGCCCGGCTGACTGTAGATGCCGCGAATGGGGCCCTCGCCGACATAGAGCCAGCGCCGCAGCCCCGGCCGGGCGATCAAGGCTACCTGCGTCTCGGTGAGAACGGGGTTTGCCTCGAAATAGCGGTTCCGCGTGCGGATGCGCGCTTCCTTCGCTACAGCCCGGAAATAATCGCTCCGTGCGAGAGGAATATCGGCCATGACTTATCCGCCCCAAAAATAACTGCCCCGGTCGAATGCCCGATTGGAGGAAAATTCGCGCTGCTGGTCGTAGCTCTGCGTAGACATGAACGGCCACGAAATATCGTCGAGAATTTCGAGCGGCATGGATTGCAGATAGCGCGCGACAAATTTCCTGCGCTCGCTCTTGTAAATGAGCGCGCTTTGATCGTCCATCGACCGGCCGTAGCGGGGATTAAGCCGCATGGCGAGCAGCGTGATAAAGAAATTGTCGAAGTCGGCCGGAAACGGCATTTCGTCCGTATCGGCCTTTTGCGTGAGGCGCACCCAATCCCCAAGATCGGCACGGTAGAACCATTCCCGGTTGAGCCCATTGTTGTCGAGCAAAAGGGTAGCTGCACCTTCGATAGTGCGGCCGTTGGCGTCAAGCGTTACCGGAACGGAAGCCAAGCGCCCGAAAGGATCGGCGATCCCCATCCGCGCGCCGTCCTGCGGCCGCAGCGTGAGATAGATGGTCTTGGCTTCGGTGTTGACTGCGATCAGCCGGCGGTTAATCGTCGGATGATCAATGCGCTGGTCCGTATAGGCAAGGTCGTATTCGGGGCTCTCGCGTCCGAAATTGCCAAGGGGCCAATCAGTCAATCCCTCGCCGGCTTCATCGCCGTAGATCGACGAGAAAATCCCGTTGAGCAACCGGAGCGCTTCCGCAGCCTGGTTCGTGTTCGGCGCCTTGCCGAGCGGGAGGATATTGCCCTCCCGGAAGGCATCGGTGATAATCGACGAAATCAGGGTCACGGAAACGCTCCATAGGCTAAATTACAGGTCGAGCGGATAGCCCGGCTTCGGATCGGGACGGCGCACGCCGACCTTCATCCGCCAGAGCCCATCCTTGGTCTTGCTCTTGCTGCTGGCGTGAAGCTCGGCCGTCCAAGGCCACCCGGCCGTGTCAAGCTCGACGGGCGCACCGTCGCCGCTCGCCGGGGCTGCTGCGGCCGGTTCCTTCGCCGATTCCTTCGCCGGTTCCTTGGCGAGCTTTCCACCCACGGTCTGCTTTTCAGCGCCCGAGGTCCAGCCAGCCGGCACGTCTTCGGCCTTCTCGAAAATCGCGGATGCGTCGCCCTTCGGGCTGCTAAACCACGCGGGCCAAGTGAGCTTTGACATTATGACGTTCTCCTTCTAAATTTCCGCACCGGAATATTCGGCAGGGATCGTGCGAATACCCTGCGACAAAATCGCAGTACCGTCCGCCGATGGAAAAACACCTTCCGCGACTTCCCAATGGTCGTCAGTCCATACCATTTCGACATGACCCTCATCGGAAAATGTCAGTATGAAATCCGCTTGGTCAAACCAGTCCGGAGCGCCGTCCACGTCATCGGGCAACAAAATATTGCCCTCGGTGAAAGCGAGGATAATTGGGATCCTCGCATCTGCCGCCATTTGCTGATGTGCCCAAGCGATCAGCATATCACACCATGAGCGTTCCGCTCGCGCCGCCGGCCAGCGTCACGGTCGCGCCAGGCGACGGAAAAATCAGCGGGATCGGTGTGTAGATGCCAGCGGTGACAGGGATGGCGTCCACGAAGGTCGCGGCGCTGGTGCCGAGGGCGTCCCGGCCGGCCACGGTGATCGTACCGCTGGTCTTGGCGAGGAAACCACCCATGTGCGGCCCGTCGATCCTGTAGGAGGAATTGGCACCCATGAGCACCGGGTTGAAACGTTCGCGCACCGCCGACATTTTTCAATTCCTTTCAAACTGAAAAGGTACCCCGCCAAGCGGGTATGGCGGGGTACCCTCAACCGTCGCCCGGAGAACGGAGCGAGATTGATCGCGATTAAGCCGAAGGCTCCATGAGGCCGTTGGCCTCCAAAATCGCGAGAATGCCGTTGATCGCGAGCCGCGCCGGCCCGTCACTGTCAGCGCCATTGGTGGGCGTTACGTCCGCAATATTCCCGCCGGGCGTGAACGCGGCTCCCGTCGCAAGGTTCGGCGGCACCGAACCCGGCGTACCAACGCCATTCGCGTCGCGGCGAATGATTGAAATGCGGTCGTTCGGTCCGAGTGGAGCGTTATTGTCGGACATGTGTACTTCTCCTGTGAAATTTCCCGGAAATCCTCTCCACCCCGGAAATCCTCTCCACCCCGGACGGATGGGGAGGAATCCGTGGTTAACTGCCGTTGACGCGAGCAATCCGCAGACGTTCGCGGATATTCGTGTTGAGCGCCACGTCGAACCGCACCCCATGCGCGCCCGTGTAGAAATCGCTGTGCTGCCACATGCGGACAGTCAGCGGGATCTTGGACAGGCGGCGACGCATGGACGTATCCGAAGCCGGAAGGATCAGTGGCACGGTGTTGACCACCACCGCCTGCTTCTGGATCAGCACGCGCGGCGAGAGCGTAGTGCTGGCGGCGCCGATGAACGTGATATCGGCGTTGTCAGCCGGTGCAGCGGTCACGGTCGCATGGGCGGTGTTGATGTTCACGTTGTCGCCCGAGCCCGAGCCTGGAACGATGATCGCCGGGAAGATAGTGAGCGTAACGTCGCCACCCACCGCCGTCGCGTCGGCGACCACGGTAAACTGCTGCAAGCGAGCCGGCGAAACCGGGGCCTGCTTGCGGTTATCGTAAGCGTAGACGCCCGCGATGGTGAACACCTCACCTGCCTTGAAAGTCGCCGTTGCCGTGGAGGCATCGGTGATTTTCAAGGTCTGCGTCATGTGACGCCCGTTGACTGAGCCAGCCTTCGCCACGTCCGCGTAATTGACATTCTGGTTGGCGCCGTCCACCTCCATGACGTTCGTGCCCGTGCCAGTGCGCGTCCCGGTCGTGAGAACGGGAAGCTGGTTGGTGAACATCGTACGGATGCCGTTCAATTCGCCCGAGAAGCCCTTGCGGAAAGTCGTGGTCGAAAACTGGTCCGGTCCCGGCAGCTTCACCACGCTGTCGCCGAGCTTCATTTCGTCGGTGTGGTTGAAAATATAGGACAGGTCCGAATCGTCCACGCCGTTTTCCTTGAGGCGTGCATAGGCGGCGGCAGCGTCCGCCCATTCGTCGATACTCGTGGAACCGTCGCCGAGCCAGTCGGCCGAGGCCAGCACCGCCTTTTGGAGAATGTAGGCGTCAATCTTCTCGGCCATGCTGGTCGCGGCGCCGAGAAGCGCCTTGCTCTCGCGAGCGTCGCCGATGGTCTTGATCTTGACGAAATCGCCCCACCCCATGTTGGCGTTGAAGGTGCCCGTCACCTCGAAAAGCTCGGAACCGAACACCGTACCATCCGTGCCGGAGGAAAGATCCTTCACGCCGTTTTCGGTGCGCGTCACGTTGTAGCGCGGGGTGATCTGTTCGAGAACCTGGAGGCCGTTGCGGTCGTCCATTTCCCCATCATATTCGTTCCACGAAACAGCGTTCGCGGTCACAAGGTTGTTCTGCAGCACCATTGAGAAGGCGTTGAGAACCAGCTTTTGCTGTTCGGCAGTAACGGCACCCATCGGGATACTCCTTCCTCAAAAAGCGGATCGGAGTATCCCGATACCGCGAAAATTACCTGTTGCCTCTCTTGGCGTCGGCTTCCCAAGCCTTCTCGAAATCGTCGAGATTGTCGGTCGCCGGGTTGATCTGCGTCCGGGAATTGGCCCCTCGCGCGATGTTCTTGGGAGGCTCGCCGGCTCGCGGGATGCGACGCGGCGTCTTGCCCTTGCCAATTTCGGCGTCACGCTCCTGCACGAATTTCATCTGCTGGTAAGGAGAAAGGCGGGCCACGCGGGCCGCTTCCTTCTTGTCCTGGCTCAATTCGTAGAGGATTTGCGCGCCGTTCTCGGCTTCGTGCGCAGCCTCGAAGGTCGCTTGGGAGAGATCCCAATCGCCTCGCATACCGGCTTCGACTACGCTTTCCTGGAAGTCTTCGTAGAGATCGGAACCGCGTATTGCGAGGTCATCGACCTTCCCGAGCAATTCCTGCTGTTCGCGTTGAATGGCAGCGTTTCGCTCGTTTTCCTGCTGACGTTGCAGGACCGCATCGGCTCGCTCGGCTGCCTTTTTCTCGGCAAGCCATTCGAGCTTATCCTCGATATAACGGTCGTCGAGGTGCCCGAGGGGATACTTTTCCGTATCCGTAGGATCCGGTTCAGGTGTCCCGGCGTTGGAATTACCACCACCGTTTCCGCCCTGCAAGCCCTTTTCGAGATTTTCCAGCCGGCGGGCCAACTCGCTGTTGCTGGCCTCGCGAAGCTGCCGGGCAAGCTCGGCTTTTTCCCGCTTGAGACGTTCAATCTGATGATCGCGCGCCGTCTTTTTCGGCTTTTCGTCGCCTTCCTGCTGATCGTCGCCTTCCTCGCCTTCGTCGGCGCCGTCCTGCTGGTCGTCGTCATCGTCGGCGCCCTGTTGATCGGCATCGTCCTCGGCTGGCGCAGCGGCTTCCGCCTTGGCAGCCGGCTTCGGGGGCCCGCGACGCGGCGCAGCCTTTTTCGGCTGTTCTTCCTCCTGCGAAGCGAGATTGGTATCGCCAACCTCCACCTCTCCCGAGGCCACGAATTCGTCGAATTCGGGCGTGCTGCCCTCGCTTTTACCGCTCATTTTCCTGTTCTCCGTTCATGATTCGGGATTGACGTTCCTCCCTGCGGTCGTCGAAGTCCCGATCTTCGCCAACCAAGGAATTGTGCTGGTCGAGCGTTTGCATGACCTGGCGGAATTCCTGATCGTCCACCTTGGCCGCGCGCTCTTCGCTTTTGCTCTCCACGTCCGCCGCTCGGCTCTGCGCGTCGATAATGGCCTTGTAGGCTTGCGCCTCGGCGAGCCGTGCGCGGGCTTCGTCGTTCGCGGCCTTGGCCTGTTTCGCGTTGAGATCGGCTTCGGCCTGCGCCTGCGCAAGCTGCTGCTGCATCGCCTGCATCTGCTGGTTTTGCGCCTGCATCTGCTTCATTTCCGGCGTCATTTCGTCTTCCGGGATCGTGCCCGGCGGCAGGAGCATCTTGAACCGCTGCGCGAATTCGCCGCTCTTCGGCCAATCCTGTGCCTCGGCCACGAGGTCCATCACGACGCCAGCGGTTTGTGGCATCGCGTTCACGAAAGCCATCATCTGCTCGGCCGCGAGCGTGCGCTTGGTTTCACTGGCCGGGCCGACGCTCACCGTGACGCCGTATTTGCCAACCGTCACGTCCGAATTCGGGTCGCTCGGGTCGTTGATCGTCATCATCACGGTTTTATCGTCGCGGCCAACCACGGCAAGCGTGCGCTGCGTGTCGTAGATGAATGGGATAAGCTCGTTGATGTTCTTCGCGCACCGTTGATCGGCCAGGCGACGCCGGTCCACATAAATGTAGCTGCCAACGTCTGAAACCATCTGGCGCTGCTGGATCGCGACCTTGGAAACCTCGTTGCTCGGCATCCCGAGCGAGGCTTCATGGATATTCGAGATATCCTTCATGTCCTGCGTCGAGATCGCGGCTTCGTTCACCAACGCGGCGTCGATCCCCGGCGGCGGAATGTGCTGCGGCGGCTGCTCGCCATCGTTGAAATACAGGAACGGGTCATCGCTGGTGGGCGCGCGGCGCCATTTCACCTCATGCCCCTTCACTGCGTCGGGCGTCGTGAGCCACTTGTTGCGAGGCGCCGCCACAAGCTGCTCGGCCACGGTCGAGCGCCAATAATTGTGAAGGCGCTGCGGGTCTTTCAGGAAACGGATAAGGCCCCAACGGTGGACCTTTTCGCCATCGTTCAATTCCCAACCCGGCACGCGGTAAATCGGGATCGACGAAATCGGATAATCGTAGGGCCCTTCGAGAATCGCGTTGCCCGAGCACACATAGAGGCGGGCGAACCGCTTGGGCACTTCACGGATATACGGACTGCCGTCCGAGCGCGTTTCCACGAAATTGATATACTCGAATTCTTCCATTTCGGTCACGTCATGCACCGTGCCGTCCTGGTAGAGCGCGAGAACCTTTGTGCCTTCCGTCACCATGCGCCAATAGGACACGATGCGAACGCAATCCTCGGACAACCAAAAGCCGCTCTGGTTCCAGCGCTTTTCGTTGAGGAAGGAAACCTCGGCAGCCCAAGGCCAGCGACGCTTGAATTCCTGCTGCGGAATATCGTCGCCGACGAAGCCCCATTGGGCATCCTCCCCGCTCGGTTCGATAGCGAGCGGGTCAATCACGACCGAATAGGGATCGGTCACGGCGTTGATCTTGATTTCCTGCTCGAAAACGTCATCACTGGCGTATTCCACCGCGAGCGTGAAATACCCCTCGCCGCCGACGACCTGATACTTGGCGGCTTCGTCGCGAGCGAAATCGGCGTTGGAATTCTTGAAGATCGAGCGAATGATACCTTCACGGATTTCCGCGATGGGCTTGGTGCCAGCCTTGTCGGGGTACACGCGGATTTCCGTCTCATTCATGAGGCGGTTGCCGACGATTTGCGAGACGAAGGCGACCAGGCGGTTGAATGTCAGGACGGGCTTGCGCTGATCCTTCCGGCGCTGCTCAACGACCGGATCCCATTGGTTGCCGACTGTGAATTTGGCGTCTTCCTTGCCGGCGAGGATGTTGTGCTCGTTGAAGCCATAGCCCCATTCGTATTTCGCCCGCATATCCTCAAGAAAATCGCTATCGCTATCGAAGCCCGATGGCGTCTTGGAGCGCGTGCGCGGGATTTCCTCGAAATCCTGCCGAGCTAGATTGTCACGAATTCCTGCCATTGCCCATGCTCCCTTACGCCATCCACCCGTAGGCTCCGGTATCCCCGCTATCCCATGCGTCGTCCTGCAGTGCCGGACCTCCATTGTGACCGATCAATTCATTTGGCGCTGCACCGGCTCCGAAACCCTTGGGCCTTTCTGGTCTTGACCATGTATCAAACCACTCTTTCGTTGCAAAGGTCAAAGCGCAGGCGTCGGAAAGATCGGACGACCGCAGGCCGCGCGCCTTCATTTCGGTTTTGCTTTCAAGCAACCAATCGTTATTCGCGCGCCACTTTTGCTTCGGGCCGCTGATATCCGATGCGAGATCGTCATCGTCCGGGATCGCGCCGCCTTCGGTGAGCCAATCCCGGAAATCCCCATACATTTCCGCTCGGCGGTTCCAGGGTCCGGCGCGCTTCGGCGTCGCCTGCTTCATCCGTGACGTGCCGCCGAAGTCGATACCCTTCACAATATCGGCATAGTGCTTGTTGAGGTTGCGCAGGGCAGACACGATATTCTGCCCCATCGAACCACGGTCGATGCACATACGGCTCGGGCGCCACTCGTCGATAATTGACGAAAGCCACGCCACGGCTTCGTCGTGTTCGAGCTTGTTCCGGTGGATCACCTTGAGGATTTTGTCACCGCGTCGGAAAGCAACGGCGAAACGGTCGCCGCCCGAGCCGGCCGGGTCTACGCCGATGATCAGCGGAGCGTCGGGATCCTCCATCTGGCGCTTGCGAGCACGCAGGACCAAGGCCGGCTTGATGAATACACCTTCAATATCGGCGGCGGCGAAAGCCTCGGTCACGTCGATAGGGTATTCCTGCCGGAATTTCCCGATTGATCCAAGCTCGTGAATTTTCGACCGGCGCCAGAGCATTTGCGCATCGGTGAGCCCGTGAAGTTCCTGATATTCAAGCTCGGAAAGCTCGCCCTCTTCCTCGGGCTCCTGCATCGGCACGAAATCGCCTTCCTCGGCGTATTCCGGCTGGACCGTCCACGGCACAAAAACGGCGCGGTAACGGCCGATGCGCTTCATCGCGTCGGTGTAGCGCTTCCAGAATTCGCCCGTAGGGCCCGCCGAAGTCGTTTCCAGCCAGATTTCGGAAGGCGCCTTCACCCATCCGTAAATTTCGCCCCGGCCGGCCTCGAACGGCAGAGGGTTGCGTGGTTCTTTCCAGAGCACGCCCCAAACCCCGCGCACTTCGTCCACGCCCTGCACCGAAGCGGCGAAGTGATCCGGGGCGTTGGTCCACCATGCCGCTTCCGAGCCATGAAAGAATGTCACCGCGCCGCCGCGCCCGCCGGCCTTCTGTCCAGCCGTCGCAACCTGATAGCTCGAACCACGCTTGACGAATTCCAATTCCTTCGCATTGTCGGTGCCCACCTGCGGCGGGAAAGGGTGCTTCTCCTGCATGAGCGCGGTCATGCCGAATAGCACGTTGGACGACGCCATTTCGTGCGAGAGGATATAGATTTTCTGGCGATCCCACAAAGTCGCGCGCCAATACCCCCGAGCGGCGACGTAGGTGGAAAAACCCTGCCGGCGCCCCTTGAGGCCGGCCAGGCGCACCCATTGCTCTTCGGCAAGCTGTTCCTCGGCCGCGTCGTGCAAGATTTCCTGCGCGGCGTTGAGGATGAGTGGTTCGAGGTCGCCTGATTTCGTGCGGATGCGGATAGCTTCGCGGGAGAACCGCCGAAAGTCAGATTTCCAGATGGCTACCCGAAGCGAAAGCCACCGCTCGCGCACTTCGTCAACAGAAATTCCTGCATCAGCGGCAATCGCGTGGATATCCACTTTATTCCTCGCCTCGAAAATATTTGTCTTCCCATTGACGGACTTTCAGTGGTGGGAAGATTTTGACTACCTGAAAAACCTTGAGCGGACCGTCGATATACCGAGGCTTCCAGAATTGCCACCATCGACGCTTACCATTTCTAACCTTGCGGTGTATGCCGGCAATCGTGAAATTGTCTCCGGGCTTCATGGTGTATACTCCGGGCAGGCGGTCATATGCTTGTCGCGGCCGATGATGCCGTGCTCAAGCACCGGACAGGTGCATTTTTCTTCGACGACTGGCGGTGTGCCAGTCAAGGCCGGCGGCAGCGTCGGAAGATCGTTCGCATGCGTCGGCGGGCGAATTTTCTTGATCTCTTCGGGATTGGGCGGATTGAGCCCGCCGAGCTTTTTCAGCGCCCAAATCACGAATTCCGCGTTGTCGTTGAAAAGCTGGCCGAGATCGACGGCCGCAACCGTCACCTCATCGGCGCCTTGGGCGAACGCCAGCCGCTCATAGCGCTTCTGGAATTCGATGCCGAGGCGAGCGGCTGCGACCTTGCGCTTGCGTGCGACGCTCATAGGTCGAATTCCTGCGAAGCGCCGCTCGGGAGAGCGAGGCGCGGTTGTTCTTCATCGGCTTGCGCCTGCTGGAATTCCTCGAAAGTCATCCAACCGACTGCGTAGGCTCCCGCGCCCATGCGGCCGGGAAGCGACCATTGCCAATTCTTGCCGCGCTCGTCGCAGAGCCATTGGACGGGATGGACCATCCAAGTATTTGTGTCGAATTTCCCGGCCATCACGTCTTTTGGGTGGTAGCGGGCCATGATTACGGTGCCGTCCGTTGGCGCCGTTTCCATGTCCTTCCATCCATTCTTCGGTATCATGGCACGTTCTCCTATGCCGGTTAAAGGTCGTATTGCTGCTGAATTTCGGTGAAATCCGCGTCAATTGGCTCATCCATCCGCTCAAGACGCGAAATCGCATCGTCGATAGTCAACGTGCCACTAACATCGACTTGCTGACTTCGCGAGATCATCTTGGGGAATAGTTTGGTATAGAAATCCGTGGGGTTTTCGTCCGCCCAATTCGCCATGCGCGGGAGGCCACCGATTTGCTCGAAGCAGGACATGACCAGCGCGCCGGCAAAGCGGCCGACATGCTGGTATTGCTCGGCCGAGATCATCGGCAGCTTCGCGAGGTCGCGCGTGGGCTCGACGGGATCGGTGCGCGTCGCGGGGAGGTTGGTCGTCTTCTCGGTCATACAGGCTCCGTGCGGCGAACCTTCGTGCTCGCCCATGCGTCTTGCAAGCTCTCCTGGACGATTTGCTGCACGAGGTAGGCTTCCGCCTCGCTGCCGAGCGATTCGCCGCGAGCCAATTCCTTGCTCATTTCCTGGATGACGTGGACCGCTTCGTGCGCGATCAGCGCCGCATACATTTCCCGCGTGCAGCGCCGCCGCTCGAACGGCTGGCAAGTGATCAGGAAGCAGAGCGAGCCCTTGTTGGTGAAAATGTGCGTGGTCGCATTGGCGTGCGCCCGCCCGAGGAAATCCACGTTCTCGATCTTGAGACGCTTCATTTCCTTCTGAAACGCTTTTTCGCTCGTCGTGAAGCCGCAATAGACGGGCCACGGGCCGAGATTGAAATAGCGAATTCCCTTGGGCGGACGATCACGCATTATTCGGCGTCCCCGGTGATTTCCGGCCGCTCGGCGATCTGCTTCACCGTCAATTCATCCCATTTGTCCATGTCAATGCTCCATGAAAGCTACGTTTTTGGTAGTGGACCAGCAAGCACCGCAGGTGGCGCAGCACCTTGTCTTACCAGTTTGTTCCGGGCAGACAAAGGCGTTTGCGGGGCGGCCGGCTTCATCGCCGATACTCGCGGTGGACATGACCGGAAAAGGGCCGTCCGAAAATCGGATGAAGCAGCGATCCGGGAAATCCTGGTTGGTCGCATGAACGAGGCCACCGATGGCGTCGTGCAACCGGGCCGTGTAGCCGTAGATCGCGAGATTGGGGTGCTTGATAAGCTGGTCGCGCCAGAAGCCGACATATTCGGTCGAGAAGAAATCGCCGAGCGCGTGGAGACGGACAAGCACGCCCTTTTTCTTCGCGCAGAGCATGGCGATTTCTTTTTCGAGCGTCGGCAGGAATTCCGGGTCCGTGTGATCGACGCGCTTGGCAAACGGCATGTTGTTGCCGTAGCAGGTTTGCCAATGCTGGCACGAGCTAGGGCAGGTTTTCCGCTCTTCGAGCGATAGCGTGTATATCCAGTATCCGCGGAATTTGGCCTTGCGCACGTCGCGGCCGATTTTGACGTTGTTGTGTCCCGAGACGAGAATGTTGGTGACTTCGGAAACGGCCTTGACCGACTTGGTGAATTTCGTGCGCCCCTCGGCGACGAAACCGGCCTCAAGACCGGGGAGGCGGGGTTGCCGGCGTTGCTTGCGCGGCTTCTCGGCGGTGGTGGTCTTCACGAAGCGGGTTAGCGTCGTGTCGTCGCCCTTCGAGACAGAAGCCTCCCTCACCCCTTGCAACAATGCCCCGCCCATGATCCCGCTCCTACAATTTCAATTCGTTCCAAAATTCGATCCCGGCCGGCAGGGCGTAAAGACGATTGGGGATGCCCTTGCCCTCGCTCTCGCGCCGGTCTTCAATCAGGCCCCGCTTCACCATCCGGGCGAGACCGAATTGCACCGACGAACGCGCTTCGATCCCGATCACCTTTGCCGCGTCCAGGCCGTTGATGCCGGGATTGGCGATGATCGTGTAAAGCAGGAGGATATCGCGGACAGTCAGGCCGGTCTTGTCGATCCTGCGCAGCTTAAGCAGCAAGTCCACGGTGGGTGTCATGTTTTTATCAGTCATCACGTCACCTTCGCGGGCTGCGCCCGCCTCCCGTTCCCAGATTTTGAAGCCACCGGCTAGGCGTCATCGCGCTTCGGTTTTTCGTGCACCTCGGTGCTGGTCGTCTCGGTCGCTGGTGCCACCGTGCTTCCTTCCAGCCGGGCGATTTCCGCCCGCAGTGCCTCGCAATTTTTCTCGTAGCCCGGAACGCCTGCACGCGCGGCTAATTTCTGCCGCAGCTTCACGAGCCGCGTCCCGGTGTTCTGAATTTCTGCGATCTTGCTCATTTTTCAAATACCCCATGGTCTATCCCCATTCCCGGAGCGTGGCGTCGATCTCGGCAACCAGGCGCTCGTTGCGTTCGGCTTTGGTGCCAGCGGCGCCCCGGAAAGCATCTGGCAGCGTTTGGTCGTTCGCTGCTTGCCGTTGAGCTTCCGCTTGACGGGCGAACACCTCCCGGCATTTGCGGAGCATGTCCATTGGTGCCGCTGCCATGTCAGGCGCTCTTGCGAAGAGCGGCGTGAACGATAGCGCGGAAAAGCCGATCTTTGAATTGCTGTTCCGGCGGCAATTGGTCGAAGGGCACCATGCACGGATGCGTGGGCGGCGTAGCATCGGGGTTTTTCTCGGGCCCATAGACCCAACCGGCTTCCGCTTTTTCGGCCATCCAATTGTCGTGTGAGGCGCTATCCCCGGCCTCGGGGTTGTGCTGGTGAAATGCGACGCCGCTAAGGGCGCTTTCCCGCTGCCATTCCGGGGCGTCTTCCCAAGCCGGCTGCGAGTGATCGCCGTTATGGGCGCACCATGCCCGGTTTGCCTCATGGCAGATGCGCGCTACATCTTCGTAGGTCATCATGGGTTGTTTTCCTACCCGGCATGATTGCCGTGCTCTTTATGACGGATTGCGTTTGCTTCGTCAATGGCAAAAAGAGAGCCCCATCCCTTTCGAGACGGAGCCCTGTTTTACCGGCTAGTCGGAGAAGGGCACCGGCCCGTCGCGGTCGATATCGTGACCGCCGACCTCGCGTGGCTCCCCGAAATCCTGGGAAGCCACGCCAGCCGGCTCGCGGTCTTCCAGTTTCGGGGCCGGCAGGTTGGCACGCACAGCGGCGTCCTTGGCTTCGAGAAGTTTGCGCAGCGCTACCGTCCGCTCCGGGTTTCGGGGCAGGGTGGTGACGATATGCTCGGCGAGATCGCAGAAGGGTTTGGACGCGGCCTGTAGCGCCGCAGGCAAGTGCGCGTAGTGGAAGAAATGAAGGATCGGGTCCGTACCGATTTGGGCTGCCGTAAACCGGGCAGGGGCGGGGTGAATTCCATTCATGGTGATTTCTCCTGATGATTTGAAATTGCCCAAGGGGCGGCGGCACGATGGGGGTGGTTGGGGATAATTGCAAGCATTGATATCAGATGTGACGTAGGGGAAGGTGGTAGGGAAAATTGGTATCTATTTCGTGCAGCGACCCGATCCGGTCTGCCGAGCCCGGCTCGAAGGCTACCCCCTCCCCTGGCCGGCGGGTCCCTACGGGTCCCTTCCCGCCCTTGTTTTCCTTGCCGATGCGTCGCTGCGTCATATCTTATCCTTACCTTGCGTCATATCATGAGGACACAATGCAAGGTCGCGTTGAGAATGTCAACAAATATATTCCGCTGCGTCGCATTTTGTTTGACGGGCCCGTTTACTGGATGATAATCTTTCCGGGCTATCAGGGAATGGCAACACGGAAAGGAATTGCAATCATGGGCAAGGTTACATTCATTGTCAAAAATCTCACTCCGGAAATGCTCAATCAAATCGACGACCTGAGCGACCGCGCGGCATATGACAAGCTCGCTAAATGGGCTTTTGGCGATTTGCGGCATTGTGTGACGGTAAAATACGGGACGGGTCAATTCCGCGAGCGCGTGGAATTCAATTCGTTCTATAAATCCGAAAAGCCTTTTATTTCCCGCAAGCGGGAGCCTCGCAAAGGTTATTGGCTTATCACGTTCACCTACTAAAGGGATCAACCATGACATATTCAGAGCGCGCCTATTTCGACGGCGACCATTGCGCGCATTGCGCCGCACGGGATGAATTCATGCGGCTGGCACGGATCCGGATTTTGACGATCCGGGCGCTTGATCGGAGAAAATCGCGGCGCGGGTGACAATCGCAATGCCAGCGCAATAGGGAAAATCCGCCAGGACGAATTTTGACAAAAAGGAATTTTCCAATGCTTGAGATTTTTTCCTGTCATCTATCAAGCGCAAACAAGCGAGCGTGGAGCGCAGCGCCGCTAGGCGCGGAGCGGAGCGCGAAGCGATTTTGTCGCGTCGTCACTCAAACGCGCGCGCGCATAAAAGGCAAGCCTTGTTTCGCTTGCTCTAGGTCAAGGTATGGAAACAGCAAGTCCAAACAGACTTGGGGAAAATCCGTCAATCGCACGCTATTTTCCGCTGATTTCATTTTTCCTATTGACCGGGCTGCAATCCCTGAATATGGGTGTGGAAACAGCAACCCTAAACCGCTTTCAATGGAGCGACACAATGACCGGAATCTATAACCTTCCCGAAAATCCGAGCGCGGCCGATATTATTGAGCGCTCAATTGTCGCGCACCCTTCGCTCTTCCGCGAAGCGCTGATTAAGCAAGCAGAAATGCACGACGATTATTCGCGCCTCACTCACAACGCTGGCGCGCAGCGTGGCGCTATCGCCAGCAAAAACGCTTGCCTTCGCGCATATGATTTTATCGGCGATGGTGACAACGCGCGCAGCCGTGCGGAAACCCTTTGCAGCGAAACCGGGCCAGCCGTGATCGCGCTCAATGTCGCGTGCAAGCTCCAATGTATTCCGCCGCATATTCGCACGGCCGCAGCTATCAAGCTTGACGAAGGGAATTGAGCGATGCGCAGCACCATCATTCACGATTTGCCGGACTGGCGCGTCACCTCTTTGGGCAATGGGCTGGCCTATGAAATCGAGTACAAGCCAGATGGTCGCACGCTCTATTTCCAAGGCGATGACGCGGCGCAATTCCGCGACGAATTCGACGGCTTGACCAACCGGGCGCCTTCGCTCGATTTCGCCGACGCGCTGCGCGTCATCTGGAACGATTATTCTGAGATAGCAGCATGAGCTTTCGGCAGATTGACGCGCGCGGAATTTGGCTCGGCGATGCACAAGCGATCCACACATTCCGCAAAGCCTTTTATGCCGATTGCGAAGGGGATGGAGATTTATTTCTCCGCATCTATGGATGGAAACAAGAGGCTTTGACAAAAGCAATTTCGGATTGCGCAGATAGTGAAAGGCGCCCGGCATGAACATTTTTGAATTTTGTGAGCGATTCCATATTTCATTGGCGAAGGCGCGCAAGATGAACAAGGCTGGCGTTTTACGGCTGGACGAAAACACAAGCGAGGCAATCACGGAAATTCGCCACGCTCTTTCGCGAGGCCAGCCGCTTACCGCAGCGCAGCTAGTCGAGCTTGTCGAAAGCCCTAGCGCCGTGCTCGATCTCGGACGCTATGCCGACAAGGCTCAAGAACAATTGGACGCGCTCGGCGATGCCAGGGCGCAAGCGGCGCCTAAGCTTGTTGCGGCCTATGTGACCGATGCGGCAAAAGGTGATCCCGAAGCCGTGGGCGTGCTTTTGGATTGGATCAAGCGCATTTTGCCAGCGCATCCGGTTTCGCATAGTTTTATCGCCGTGCGGCTCTTGCTCGGATTGGCGCCTAATATCAGGCAATTTGACGTACCGCGAATTCCGCGCGCCTTGCTCAATTGCCGCCGTCATGATGCCTTCGCCGGCTGGTGGCGCGTGGAAAATCGCAAAAGCCGCAATGTGACGATTTATCAGCGACCGGACAAAAAGACTCTTGCAAATCTAGATTTGTGACGTTACGGAATATTTATCAATCCGCTTTCAATGGAGAATGAACAATGGCACTCAAAACCAAAGCCGCGCACCGGAAAGATATCTCGACCGGAATTGCAAATATGGAGCACCGGCATTTTGCCACTATCGCAACGATCATCCGCGAAATGCAGCCGGACGTTTACGGCCCGGAACAGGTCGCGGAAATTTTCGCTGATCGGCTTTGTGCCACCAATCCGAATTTCGACCGGGCGCGTTTTCTGCGCGCTTGCGCCGGCTGATACATCAATCCGCTTTCAAAGGAGCGACACAATGACTGCAGAAGAGCACATTAGAGCAATGAGCGCGCCGCTTCGCGTGCTGATCGCGTGCGAATTTACCGGCACGGTAAGGCGCGAATTCGACCGGCTCGGGCATGATGCGTGGTCGTGCGACCTTCGCCGCTCGGAAGACGGTTCAAACCGGCATATCATCGGCGATGCGCGGGAAATCGTGCATTGGGGGTGGGATTTGCTTATCGTCGCGCATCCGCCTTGCACGCGGCTTTGCAATTCGGGCGTGCGGTGGCTGGACGATCCTAGCAAGATGAAAAATCTAGGCGAGGATTTCAGCGACGAAGAGCGCAGCCGGTGGCCTCACATGAGCCTTGAAGCCAAGCGCGCGCTTATGTGGCAAAAGCTGGACGCTGGCGCCGCTCTTTTCTCTGATCTCTGGAACGCGCCTGTTAGTCGCGTCGCGGTAGAAAATCCCGTGATGCACAAGCACGCGAAGGCGAGAATTCGGAATTATCAGGAATTCGCGCAGAGCGTGCAACCGTGGCAATTCGGAGATTGGGAGCGCAAGCGCACATGCTTTTGGCTTCGCGGCTTGCCTGCCCTCAAGCCGGTTTATTCGAGCGAAGCGGAATGTGCCGCCGCGCTAGGCAAAGAGGGCCGGCCGGAAAATCGCGTGCATAGCATGAGCCCCGGCGCTGATCGCGGGAAAGAGCGCTCGCGTTTTTTCCCGGGTGTGGCGCGGGCCATGGCCGAACAATGGGGCGGCTTCGCCCTTGGAATGACGGAGATAGCAGCATGATCAAGAGCGCAGAAAAGCACCTTGCCGCAATCGAGAGTGGCAAAATCGAGCGGGGCAACGTGATAGGGCTTCGCAAGCTGATCAATGCCAGTGAACGCAAGGCGCGGCGCTGGTCAATTGGCAGGACGTCCGCAGCCGTTAGCCTGGACGATCTCGACACAATCGAAAGTGCGATTGCACGTTGCCGCCCCGTCGCCGTGGGAGAGCTTCACGAAGGCGGCTTGGCCGTGCTGCGCAATCCGAAATATAAAAATCGGTTGGCAGACTATGCCGAGAGCATCGCCGCAATCGACCATTTCCGGCTCGTGCGATTTGACCGGCTAGGATCAAACGGCGTGTATAGCGTGCCGGTCTATCAAGTCTGGTGCAAAATCCCGCCAAAGGGCGATGCGCTGGACGGTGGAACCTATCAGGCTTTCACGTTCCGCAATATCCCATGGCAGAGCGGCGGCAACGGGCCCGAAATCGAAGGAAAGGATTTCTAATGGCGCAGCGCGAACGCAAAAAGCGCATCACAAAAAATGAATGGTATGCGCTCGGCGGCTTTGCCAATCGCAACCTTTTCCGCAAGCAATCTCGCGGCGGCGCGTGGCGCTATTATCGCGCGCTTGACAATGAAGGGGAACCAGAATGACCTACACCCGCGTAATTCCCCGCGACCTTTTCAACGAAGCGGATTTGCTCAAGTGCTACGGGCGCTTGTGGATCCTGCTAGACGAAACGCGCGGGCATAGCGCACGGCTCGGCAACGCAGAAAGCGAGCACAGCGGCGCCCCGTTCGAGATTCGGCAGGACGAAGCGGACGGCTCGATTTCCGTGGCGAACGTACCTTTCACCATTCGCGGCGAGCGCTGGCGCTTGTCACGGCCGCTCAATTGCCGCAGCCCGTGGCCTCTCTGGTGCTCTTCACCGGACGAAGAAATTTGCGAGCCCGTCTTTACCGAGGAAGGGCAATTCTCACCCGAATTCGTGCAATTGATCATGGGAATTGCGCCATGACCTACGCGGAGAAAATGGAGCGCCTGCGCGAGCTAGGCGACCTGCAAGCCGAAATGGCGGACAAAGCCAGGCACTACGCGGCGAAGGATAATCCCGAGCTTGCCTTGCGGTTCGAGCGGGCCAGTTACGCGGCCGTCAACGCCCGAACCTTCATGCAAGCGGCTCTCATGGCCGAGCGGGAAGCCAGTGCGCGGGAGGCGGCAGCTTGAGCGTGGATATGCGCTTTTTGCTGGCGACGAAGCGCGCCCGGCGTGTGGAAGCAATCGCGATGATCATTCGCGAGCAATCCCGCTTTCCGTCCGGCACCCCTCGCTTGTCCCCAGACAAGGCCCGCGATATCGGCGAATTCGTCTATCAGTATATGCAAACCGAAGGGATTATTCGTCCATGAGCATCGGCGGGCACCATGTGGAAATCGCATAGGGAGAAACGAATATGCCGCAACATAACGTAATAGTGGGAATGGGTCTTGCCAGCAAGCCGGACAAGGTTTCGTTCGCGATCATAGGCCCCGAGGGTGTGCAAATGGTCGTGGATCGGGACGACCTCAACGCGAGGTGCGCCAGCCGGAAGGCAGACCGCGAATTCATCGCCCGCGCCCTGATAGGGCTCATGAAGAGACACGGGGCGCAAGTCGAGCGCCGGGACGATGGACCGAATCCATGGTATCGCGCGAGCATCGCTTTGCGCTTTTCGCTCAACGGTGTGGGTGCAATGCTCGATATCGACAACCTGCACGGCGGCGATTGGTCTTTGATCCACTGGCACAATACCGAGCACCCCGCACGCAATTTCACCACAAGATTTTGTGTCAATGTCGGAGATTTGGGTCGCTCGCGGCCGCATCACAAGGCAACCTCGCAGCCGCAAGATTGGTATTCGCTTGCAATGTTGCTTGACGCAGGGTTATGTTTAGCGGCTCGCGGCGATGCTTTCGAGCCTGCCACAGCGTAACATATAAAAACCCCCGGACGACATGGGCACCGTCCGGGGGCTCAACAAACTGCCTCATGGGAGCAGCGTGTGCGGGATTTACCGGACATTTTGCGGGGGTGCAAGGTTTTTCCGTGTTCGCCGGGCACGAAAGACCCGGCAACACCGAACGGTTGGAAAGATGCCAGCGACGACCCGGCGCAAATTGCCGAGTGGTTGCGTATCAACCCCGATTTCAACTGGGCCGTGGCGTGCGGCCCGAGCGGGCTTTTCGTCTTCGATATCGACCCGGCCGGCATTGACTGGTGGAACAAGCTGCTGGAACGTGACCCGGCGGTGAAAGAGGCCGTGGACGCGGCTTTCCAGGTTCGCACCCCCAAAGGCGGCTTGCACGTCTATTTCAAGGGTGAGGGACCGAGCACCGCCAGCCGCATAGCGGACGGGATCGACACGCGCGGCGGCTTCATGCGCGACGGCAAGATGGTCTCGGGCGGCTATGTGATCCTGCCCGGCTCCAAGACGCGCGCAGGGCCCGGGCGTGTGGACGGCACCTATACCGCGCTGCCCGGTGGCACGATCAATCCCCTGCCCTCTCACATGGCCGCAATCGTCCCCGAGCGGAAAAAGACCGACACGCTAGGGCTCGACAAAAACCCGGACGCAGACCAGCCGCGCAATGTCGCGTGGGCATTGGACCTGATCAAGAATTATGTGGCGACCGGCCGCGTGTCGGTTGAAGGGCACGGCGGCAACAATCTCGCGTTTCAGGTGGCCGCGTCCATTCTCGACAAAGCGGTTTCGCCCGGGACGTGCTTCGATCTCCTATGGGAGCACTGGAATCCTCATTGCTCGCCGCCGTGGGATGATTGGGAGCTTGAGCAAATCGTCCGTAACGCGGCGAATTACGGGGAAGACACAGAGGGCGGCGTGAAAGGGTTTCAGGCGAACGCCGATGCCTTTTCCAATTTCGTCGGGCAGGAATTCGAGCCCCCGGCGCCGGTTGATCGTGGACGTGACAAAATCCAATTCTTGCACACCTACGCCGACAACGTGCAGGATCCAACGTGGCTCATTCCCAACGTGCTGCCGGCGGCTGGCATTGGCATGATCTACGGCGAGAGTGGCAGCTACAAGTCGTTCCTCGCGCTGGACATGGCCTTGTGCCTGGCTTTCGGCATCCCCGGCCAATGGGGTGCCCCGCCGGTCAAGAATGACGTGCTTTTCCTTGCTGGCGAAGGCCCCGTAGCGACGGCGAAAAAGCGCTGGCCGGCGTGGATGGAATGGCAGAATATCGAATTCCGCAATGACCATAGGTTTCTGATCAAAGACCGCGTGCCGTTCTATACCGATAGCGACGCATGGGAGCACGTCAAAGCCGATCTCGCCGAATTGAACGCCAAGCCCGCGCTGATCGTGATCGACACGCTCACGCGCCTGATTACCGGCCTAGACGAGAATTCCGCCAAAGACGCGAGCATGATCACGAATTTCATGGAGCAGCTTGCCCGCTATTACGAGTGCTTCGTGCTCGCGATCCACCATACCGGCAAAGACCAGAACAAGGGCGCGCGCGGTTCGAGCGCTTTCTATGCCAACATGGACACGGTGATTTCCACGAAGTTGAAAGTGGGCGGAACGGAATTTCGCGTGCGCAAGCAAAAAGACGCGGACGTGTCCGACGAAATCAGTTATTTTGCGGTCAAGGAAATGGGCCCCTCTATCGTGCTTGAGCGCAGCGCGGCGCTCGCCGATGCGACGCCGAAGAGCAATGGGAGCCGATATTCGTGGGCGAGCGTTGAAGAGGTTGTGCGCGTGCTCGAAGGGCTCGGTGGAGAGACGAGCGAACAGGTGCTTGTGATGGAAATCGCCGGCACGCACGGACTCGACAAAGATTTGGTGCGCAAGCAATTGGCAAAGCACGAAGCGCTCACGTTCCTGAAACCGACGAAAGGCAAATGGGCAATTCCGAAGCGGGAGTATGATCTATGAGCACGAACGCGCGCGCTAAATGCGAATATTATGGGCACGCTTGGTTGCCATGGGGATTATTCTTTCATGTCGTCGAACCGATGATGCCTGCACCTCGACCTGCTGAAATCAAATATGAGCCTTTGAAAGCCTATCGTCATAGAGTGTGCGAACGTTGCGGTGCACAACAGCGCCAAGCATGGCATACTCATGAAATCGAGGATATAAATCTATGAGCGGCCGGCAATTCTGGCAGGGCGAGACGTGGGCAATCGTCAAGGCGATGAAGGCCACCGGCAACCGGCCCGGCGTCATCGCCGAGTGGAAAGAGAAGGTCGCGCAATGGGCGCAGATGCACCGCACGGACCCGAACGCCGCAGCGGTCAACGCCTGGCTTCCTCACTGGCAGCCGCGCGTGGGTTACATGGTCGAGGAATTGGCGCCCATGTGGCCGGCGCTCGCTATCGCGGTCGGCCACACCTTGCATTGGCCGGCGGTACTGAAATCACCCAAGCGGCTCGAATTTGAATTGGACTATGCCGGGCTTCCTTTTCATTTTGTCCGTTTGCAGAAATTTTATGTGGTGGAACGTGTGCATTATTGGAGCAAGGTTCCTCTCGTAGAATTTGAGCAGGAGATTTTTGGTGACTGAAATTTGGAAACCCTGCGTCGGATATACCGGTTACGAGGTTTCTAATCTCGGTAATGTCCGTTCAGAAAAACAAATTCTTTCGCCGGCCACCGGCTCGCACGGATATCTTCAAGTGCAGCTTAGGCGCGGAAATGTTCGGACGGTTCATTCGCTGGTGCTTGAAGCATTTGTAGGCCCAAGACCGAAGGGGATGGAAGCGTGCCACGGCGACGGAAATAAGCTAAATGTCAATCTCGAAAATTTGAGGTGGGATTTGCCCAAGGGAAATGCGGAAGACAAGCGCCGTCACGGCACCGCAGTATCGGGCGCTAGGAAAGCTGCGGCAACGCGAGAAAGGATGGTTGTTATGTCTGGAAATCACACCGTTGAAGAAATGTGTCGGGCCGGTTGCACCTCGCGGCGCGGCGTGCGGTATTGGGAGAATCAAGGCTTGCTCGGCCCCGTCGCCCGCTCGGAAGGCGGGACGCGGCGCTACACGGCAGAGCAGCTTGACAAGGCGAAGATCATTGCCGCCGCGCAATTCGGTGGCTGGTCGCTGGACGAAATCCGGCAAATGCTGATCGAGTGGGGCCCTGAGGTTCACGAGGCGCTGCTTACGCGGCTGGCGGACCAAGCCCGCGCGGCGGCTCGCCTGGGTGAGCAGCTTCCGAGGCCACCGGCTGCGAGCACGGCGCAGGAGTATGACCTGTGAAAATTGAGACCGGCACACCTCGCGAAACCGGGCACTATGTCTGCTATATGCACGGCGTTGAAGCACCGACCGTTATTCGCTTTTGGCTTGCTGGCGGTCATGGCTGGTTGAACAATCTCAAAGAGCCTATCGCGGGCACCGTCGCCGGCTGGATCGGGCCGCTGCCCTATAACGAAAAGCCGGCGCTGGAATTCGACCTGTGAGCGACGAAGGTTTCCGCTTTACGCCGGGACCGCAGGCGGAATTCCCGAAGCTGATCATGCGCGCCTTCACGTCGCCGGATCAATTCGTGGAATGGATTTTCACCCCGCCGGACGGTGCGGGCTGGTTCGACTACAAATTCGAGGCGAAGCAGGAAGACGGTGTGCTCTATATCAATTTCGATAAAACCATGATGATGCCGAGAGCGGAATAAATGAAAATGGAAGTCACGGAGAACGGTTCAAATTTCATTCTGCACGTCCCGGCGGCGCAGAAAAAGGAAATTGCGAATCTCATGGCCTACCGGGGCCTGACATTCAGCACGTCCGCTTCGTCGCGGGAAAAGGCCGTGCTATGGGGCACCAATCCCTATGCACTCGCTGATCTCGCCGAACCGGACGCGCCGCAGCTTGGCGCCTACCGCAAGCAAATCGACCTGTCCCGCGCGCTCGACGGCACCGACTATTCGCGCTGGTGCCCGCCGGGGAAAAACCTTTGGGATTACCAGCGCGCTGTTCTCGACTATCTGCTGCCGCGCAAAGGTGGGATCGACGGCGACCAGCCGGGGCTAGGCAAGACGCCAACCGCAATCGTCTATTGCAACGTGCGCGAGGCGCAGCGTGTGCTTGTCATCGTGCCGGCGTCGGTGCGGCTCCAATGGGCCGAGCGGATCGAGGAATGGTCCACTATCCCCATGTGCAAGGTTTCAACCATGCTCAAGGTCAAGGACGGGATCCACCCCACGGCGAATTATCAGATTATCAGCTACGACGCCGCGAGAAATCCAGCGATCATCCGGGCGATCTCGAAATACCAATGGGACGTGCTGATTTGCGACGAAGCGCACAAGATGAAAAATATCGACGCGCTCACGACGCGCGCCGTGCTCGGAAATTCGCGCGGAGAATATCAGCACGGTGAGCACAAAATGAAGGCAATCGCCAGGCATTGCCGCGAGCACCTGGCCTTGACCGGCACGCTCCTGTTGAACCGGCCGAGCGAGTGCTACGTCCTTTTCCGGCATTTCGATTGGGAAGCAATCGACTTTATGAGCGAGGATCAATTCAAGGAACGCTATAACCGCCAGGCCGACATGAAAACGATAGAGGGCAAGCGGTTCAAGCTCGAAAGCACGAGCCTTGAGCTTGAGCTACAAAATCGGCTGCGCGTGAATATCATGGCCCGCCACGAGAAAAAAGACGTGCTGCGCTACATGAAGCCACCGCGCTATTCCATCGTGAAATGCGAGGAAAACGGCCCGGTGAAAGCGGCGCTCGACGCCGAGGGCTTGCTTGATATCTCCATCGACGAAATTCAGACCACCAAGGATTTTGAAATTCTCGGACATATCGCCGAGGTGCGCCGTCTCATGGGCGTTGCGCTGGCGCCGCAAATCGCCGCCTATGCCCAAGATTTTCTCGAAGGCAGCGACGAGAAATTAACCATTTTTGGATGGCACCTTGAGGTGCTGGACATTTTCGAGCGGGAATTGTCCCGCTTTGGCACCGTTCGGATCGACGGACGAAAATCGGCCGCCGCTCGGCAGAAAGCGGTTGACGATTTCGTGATGCGCGATAATGTGCGCGTGTTCATCGGCAATATCCAGGCAGCGGGCACCGGCTTGGATGGGCTGCAAAAGGTTTGTTCCCGGTGCTACTTGGCAGAACCCGATTGGGTGCCGGCACAGAATGAGCAAGCCGTCTCCCGCCTCGATAGGTTCGGCCAAGAGAATTTGGTAAGCGCGGAGATTTTTGTCGCCCCCGGCTCAATCTCCGAGAAAATTCTAGTGAAGGCGCTAGAGAAAATGAACGTGATCCATCGCGTTTTAGATCAGAAGGAGAATTGAAGTGAACGACAGCAATCATTTCCCGATGCACGTTGGCATCGTGGTTACGAGCGCGGCACAGCTTGCGGCCGTCTATGCTCTTCTCGGTGGTGCATCATCCGTCGCGGTCGCTGCGGCCGCACCGTCGCCTGCGGCCGTGTCGGGAAACGTCGCCGCACGTGTGAAGCAGGGCACCGCCCCCGTTTCGGCTGGTCCCGGAACATCTGCGCCGGAAAATCAGGCGTCGGATGGCAATGGCCTGACTGCGACGAGCGATGCATCCCCTTCTGATGAAATCGACGCGCACGGCTGGCCGTGGTCGGCCGATCTCCACGCTTCGACCAAGGGCAAAACCAAGGATGGCCTCTGGCGCATGAAGGTGGGCGTGAACCGCCCGGACCCGAAGCCGGGTTTTCCGGTCGGCGCTGCCACTGGCACCTCGGCGAGTGGTGCGGCTTCCGATGCTGGCGCCTCTGCGACGATGGGCGCTGCGTCGAGCCAGGCGCCGACGACTGACGAAGACGACGAATTCGCCGCCTTCCGTGCCGCTGCCGCCAAGAGCGACGCCGAAGACGCTGCTGCGAAGGCCAGTGTGCCGGCGCGCAAGTGGACCGATGCCGATCTCGGCGCGCTCTGCAATCAGGCGGCGGTGAAGATGGGCGATCCTTCGCCTGTCAAGGAAATCATTGCGCGGTTCATCCCCGAGGGCCAGGTGGCGCACAGCCGCAATATCCCCGAGGATCAGCGCGAAGCCTTCGCCAAGGCCGTCGAGGAAAAGGCGGGGATTGAATTCGCTGGTTAATGCGGTTGCTCGGCGGGGATGGTGAGTGGTATCACCAAGAAAATCATGGGAGAGGTAACGCTAATCCCATGACGCTCCCCGCACGGGTCGCCCCGCTGGCAGACCGGGGAAAGTCTGCCAACCACGACGAAACAACGAAGCAGCAAAGGGGCTCACGATGATTGAGCTAGAACATTCCCCGCTAGGCGGGAGCGCCGCACACCGCTTCATGACGTGTGCAGGCTCGTTCCTCGTGCAGCGCTCGCAAATCGAGAACGACGAATTTGAGAACATTGAAACCGAATGGGCGAAGCGAGGCACCGCCGCGCACGAGCTATGCGCCAAATCGGTCGCCATGGGCCTTGAACCTTACGAATTCCTCGGCGAGGAATTCAACGGCTATGTCGCCGGCTGGCCGGATGGCATTTCGCTGGACGCAGCCCATATCTATTTCAACGAGTGCATCGGCATCCTCGCCGCTCGGAAAGAGCAAGGGAACCTGCTGATTGAAGACACGATCCATTTGCCGGAAATCCACCCGCTGCTGCGCGGCACGGTCGATTTCGGTTTCTGGTCGCCGCTCGATGGAATTTTCCTGCGAGATTACAAGAATGGCGAAGGCGTAGGCGTCGCGGCGCCGGGCAACCGGCAGCTTCTCTATTACGCCTTCCTCATGGTCATGAATGACAAGTGGCTCCGCGCCGGGCCGCGAGACATGCGCGTTTCCCTCGGGATCGTGCAGCCGAATTTCTACGGCGTGTTTGAGGCGCCGGACGTGTGGGAAACCACGCTCGGCCACGTTCTCGATTGGGGGCACGACGAATTGCTCCCGCGCATGAATTCGCTCATGTCAACGCAGGACGTGGACGAAAGCGATTTCGTTCCCGGCGATCATTGCCAATTTTGCCCCGTGCTCCTGGACTGCCCGAAAATGCAACGGGCGTTCGAGGAATACGCGAGCGCATCGGAGGATTTCATCACCATGCTTACCGATCAAGAGCTAGATCACTACTATTCGCAGCGGGAATACGCCCGCAGGTTCATGAACGCACTGGAAACGACCGTCCACGCACGGCTCGTTGGCGGCGGCAAGATCCCGAGCGCAAAGCTCGTGGAGAAGAAAGTCGCCCGCGTGTGGCGTCCGGGCGCTCAAGCCGCGCTGCTGGAAGCGTTCGGGCCGCAGGCTTACAAACCTAAAGAGTTGAAGAGCCCGGCGCAAATCGAAAAGCTTTCCAGCCGTGGCAAGGAAATGGCGCTCGAATGGGGCTACAAGCCCGAGAGTGCCGGCCTGTCCGTGGCGCCGCTTTCCGATCCTCGGCCCGAGGCGAAACCGCGCGGCAACGCGACGGTGTTTGAAGGCCACGCGCAGAGCCCCGAGGCTTTGGGCTTCTAACGGAATTCCCGGCCGGCACTTCGCCCCCGCGCCAGCCGGGAAACATACCAACGAAGGGGCAAAAGGAAGTAACCATGGCAGAGACATACCGCTACACGCTCGTCAAGCCCGCCCGTCTGCTTTTCTCGTCGATCACGGCGAAATCGGCACCGCGCGGCGTGCAGAACGCAACACCGAAATTCTCGGGTACCTTCGGGATCGAGAAGGAAGATTTCGACGCTATCGTGGAAATCATGGTGAAGGGGATCAAGGCCGAGCTTGGACAGTTTTCGGGCAATCCCGGCGATTACTATCTCGCGTGCATGAGCGGTGCGACCGCCGGCAAGCGGGCGATCCAGAAGGCGGAATTGGACGCCCAAGGCAAGGGCTCCGACGAGGCTTTCAAGATCAAGGAAAAAGCCGAGAAGCGCGCGGAGCTTTACAAGCCCTACGCCGGCATCCTCACCGCGTCGTCGCAATACGACATTGAGCTTGCCCGTCTCGAAGCGGGGAAGATCGTCGATATCCCGAACGAAGAGCACGCACGCGCGCAGGCGGGCAAAGACCTGTTCTATCCCGGCGCCTATGTCGTCCCGGCAATCGCCCTCAAGGCGTTTCGCCGCAAGACGCTGGACGCGAAGGATGGCGTCACCGCTTACCTGCAAAACTGCCTGTTTATCCGTAAGGGTGAACGCATCGCAGGTGCCGGCGGGCCAGGGAATAACGAAGTATTCGGCAGCTACGCCGGATATTCCGATTACGATCCGACCGCGAACGCTCCGAGCGCCGAAGACCTTGGCGGCGACGAGCCGGCTTTCTAAGCCCCGCCCCGCTGGCAGACCGGGAAAAGTCTGCCAACCATAGGAGAACGACAATGCGCCTCAAGGCGATTTGGTGCCTCATATGGCACCGCCACCAGATATTCGAGGGGAAATCCCCTTCCGCCAAATGTCGGCGCTGCGGCATGTATTTCCGCGACGGTGAGAGCAGCATTGCCCGCCGTCAACGAAAGGTCGTGTGATGGAAATTCAGGTAGGCCGGCCGCAGGGAGAATGACCATGCAAAACGAAGAAATGCCACAACACGCTTTTGTGTTCGGGGCCCCTGATACTTGCAAAAATTGTGGGGAGCGAGCAGAGCACGAGAACCATTATTTTTACCGGGAAATAAACGCCCGAATGTCCGATGATGTGCTTGCGATTTCGGTTATTGAATATCGCGTGGTGAAGCGCACGCCGGCCGGTTTCTGGATCGCCCCACTATGGGATCGCGATGCGAGGTTTAAGAAATTCGTGCTGGCCGGCCTTGGTCGCCGCCACGCCTACCCGACACGCCAGCTTGCCCGAGAGAGCTTCATCGCCCGCAAGAAAAAGGAAATCCAGCATTGTGCTCGGCAACACGACCGCGCCGTGCGGTATCTGGCCTTGGCGGAAACCGGGGAATTCGGTGAGCGATTATTGGCCGAAGATCGGGCCGTGGGCGATTATTGGCCGAAGATCGGTGGCTGACATGGAAATCTCGGTAGGCCAACCGCAGGCCGAAGGGCGCTATGTCGTCTTCGTGCAATGTCAGAGCGTGCAAATCGCCGAATGGTGCCAGCCGGAAATCGCTCTATGGCACGGCGGGCGCTGGCACACCGGCAAAGCCGTTTACGGCTGGATCGGGCCTCTACCTCTCGCCAAGTGCCAGCCGCTCCTAGACGCCCATTTCTCGGCCGAGCGGCCGCAACAGGAGTATGATCTATGACATGGGTTTATCATCGCTACGCCGTCGAACGTGCGCGGGATCGTATGAAGAAACTGCACGACGAAGCCGTGGAAGCGCAGCAAGGCGTGAGCCTGCAAAGTGAAGCCACCGGCAGCGACGCGGAATTGCTCGACGAGGTTGTAGAATTTCTGTCCACGCTCGACGGCTACCAGAACGAAAACGGCAGCATCGGCTTTTTGGAATGCGCCGAGCGACGGGACGCTTTCGTGCGGGACTGGAATAAGACTATCGCGCAAATCGGGGTTTTCTGCAAACAGCATAATATCCCCGAACCGGAATTGCTTTTTCATCCCCGCGTGCTGGACCATATGAACGCCGCAAGCTCACAGAGGATTTCCGGGACGTTAATCCACATGGGCGTCAAGGTCCGGTTCGGCCGCTATGAGCAGCGCGACGTGCTTGTGAGTTATCCGAGATGAGATACGTTGTCGCCGACTTTGAAACCGCCAGCCGGGCCGATCTCCAAAAAATCGGTGCGTGGAAATACGCTGCTGACATGAGCACGTTTCCGCTCTGCCTGGCCTTGAAAGTCGTCACCGACAACAAGCCGGCACCGACGCGCGTTCTCACCGAAAGGCAGCTTCACGCGGTCGATCCCGAGCTACTGGAATTGTGCAACGATCCTACGGTTATTTTCATCGCTCATAATGCCGGTTTCGAGCAAGCTATGTGGAAATTCCACATGGTCCCGATGGGATATCCAGAATTGCCCCCGGAGCGCTGGCACGACACGATGGCGGTTGCCGGGATGAAGGCGCTGCCGCTTGGGCTGGACGCGCTGGTGACGGCGCTGGAATTGCCGGCGAAGAAAGACATGGACGGGCACCGGCACATGCTGATCATGTGCAAGCCGGATCGTATCGGCGGCTGGTCGCAGCACAACGAATTCAACCTGCAACGGCTCTACGACTATTGCGATGGTGATGTGAACGCGCAGTATGGCGCCTACATCGCCACAAAAGGGCTCGGGCCCTCGGAACGGCATACCTGGATCCTGGATCAGCGTATCAACCAGCGCGGGATTAAAATCGACACGGAATTCGTCCACGCCTGTATAGACGTGCTCGAACAGGTGAAAGGGCCGATGACCGAACGCTTCCGTGAATTGACGGGCCTGCGACCGACACAGCGGGAAAAAGTGCTCAATTGGGTGAACGATCAGGGTGTGCCGCTTGGCGACATGCGAAAAGCCACGCTCGACGCGATCTTGGACCCGGACGACGAATTCGGGATCGAAGATTTCTCGGAGCCGCTGCCCTACCACGTCCACGAAGCCTTGACCCTGCGGCGCTCGCTTGCGTCGTCGAGCGTGGCGAAGCTGCAACGGATGCTCGATTGTGCCGGCATGGACGGCCGCGTGCGCTATGCGACGCAATACCACGGCGCCCGGACAGGCCGTGACGCCGGCCGGCTCATTCAGGTGCAGAATTACCCCCGAGGCGAGATTGGCGACCGGCAGGGGCTCACCGCCGATATTCTCGCCGACGCGATCCTTACGCGCGACGTGGACCATATCAAGGAAATTTGGGGCGACGATATTTTCTCGGCTATCATTTCCTCTCTGCGCTCCTGCATCGTGCCCGAGGATGGCAAGGTGCTCGTCGCGGGCGACTTTGCGGCCGTGGAGGCTCGCAACCTGCTTTCCATGGCCGGCCAGCACGACCGCGTGGACCAGATGCACGCCGGCCTTGACGTGTATTCCGAAACCGCGTCACTGATTTACAAGCGGCCGATCAATCGCAAGCTGCCCGGCGATCACAAGGAAGGGCAAATTGGGAAAAACACATTCCTCGGCTCGGGCTATGGTCTCGGCCCGGTTGGCTTCCGTGCGCGGTTTGCTCCGAAAGAGAGCATCGACCTAGCCATTCTTGCTATCAACACCTACCGGAAAGAGGTTGCCCCGCTGGTGCCGAAATTCTGGTATGGGCTTTGGCAGGCGAGCGTGGATGCAGTCTGGTGCGATCACGCGAAAACCTACGATTATGTCGGGATCGAATTTCGCAAGGAAGGCGATTTCCTGACAATGAGGCTCCCGAGCGGTCGCAAGCTCTGGTATCATCGGCCGCGCAAGGCCACCAGCTACACGCCGCAGGGCGACGAGCGCCCTTCGTGGACGTTCATGAGCTATCAGGGCAAGAAATTCCGCCGGCATCTGGCGTGGCACGGGATGATCACTGCAGACTGCATCCAGGGCAGCGCTCGCGATCTCATGACCGAGGCGATGAAGCGCGCCGAAGCCGCAGGGCTCAACACGATTTTCAAGGTCCACGACGAGCTTGTTTTCGAGGAATACGACCGCCCCGACTTGATCCAAACCGTGAAGCAAATCATGGAGGATATCGAGCCGTGGGCACGCGAGCGTAAATTCCGCGTCAAGGCCGAAGTGGACACAATGCTGCGGTATCGCAAATAATGGCGGCGCCGAAGGGAAATTGCGGGTTTGTCTCTCAACGCAAGAAAACTGCGTTGCAGCGCTTTGCCGAAAAATGCGCTTTCGATCCCGTCACGGGCTGCGTCATGTGGATCGGCGGCACGACGCACGGGCATGGGAACAACGCGCCCTATGGCAGCTTTTGGGATGCCGGTCAGCGCTGGTTTGCTCACCGATGGGCAGCGCACCATATCCACGGGCTCGATATCGACGGAAAGCCCGTGGGTCATAATTGCCCCTGCGGACCTTCGACGCTGTGCGTGCAGCATCTCGCCGGCATGACGCGCGAGGAAAATCAGGAAATGATAAAGACCAATCCCGGCCGCGTGCTGCAGGATATCGAGACACGCCGCTATTGGGTCTATGTCGCCGTTGGGCTAGAGGAATACCGGCCGGCCGAGCGCGAGGTGCCCGACGATATCCCATTCCACGCGCCGCCGGCCTGGCTGGTGCCCTTCATGCCGAAAGTCGAGGTGTTCGATGACTGCCCTTTCTAACATGACCGTCGCCGGCATTGACCCGGGCAAGACCGGGGCGCTCGCGATCCTTCACCCGGACGGCTCGGTCGAATTCTTCGACGTGCCGCGAATCGTGCTCAGGAAGAAGGACAAGCCGGCGTGGTCGCAATGGGCCCGCGAGTGGTGCATGGCGCTCGATCTCGCGATGCCCGATATGGTCGTGATCGAAGATATCGCGGCGCGGCCGGCTCAAGGTGTTACGTCCATGTTCACGTTCGGCCGGACGCTCGGCTTCGTGCATGGCCTCGTGACCGCGACGACAAGCTGCCCGGTCCATTTCATCACCCCGAGCACGTGGAAGGCCAAGCTAGGCTTGCTCAACAGCGGGAAGGGTGCCAGCCGGGAAAAGTGCCGCACGCTCTATCCAACGTCCGCAGCATCGCTTACAAGGGTCAAGGATGACGGCCGCGCCGAAGCGGCCTTGATCGCTCACTACGGGAGGAAATTCATATGATCGAGCAGCTTTATTTCGTCGCGATTGGCGGCGTGCTCGCGTTGGTCGGTGTGTGGCTCGGAGCGCGTGTCGGCCGGCGCTAATCGCAATAATCGGCCGGCGTCTCGAAACCGAGATCGCGGGCCCAATTGCATATACGCACCACTTTGCCGTGCTCCCCTCGGCCCCATAGCAGCACGGCGTTCCACCACGCCTTTTCGGCCGCTTCGCCGGCTTCTCCTGGTTCGAGCGCTTCGACGGGATAGGCGGGCTCCGCAGCCGGCCGAAGATCAGCGGCAGGCGGGAATGTTCGCTGTGTCTCTACCCTGTTGGTGCAGGATGGCGCAACCGCGCAAAGCGCGCTGGCGATCAGGATCCTTTGTAGCGTTGAGCGCATCGGCCAATTCCTTTTCCTGTTGCGCGGCCCTGGTCGCATCCTTCACTCGGGCATCGGCCGCATTTTCGTTCGCCCGGCCAAGGTCGCGCTGCGTCTCGATCTCGCGCCCCTGCTGCTTGACGACTTCGCCTTGCCGCCCGGCCGAGCGGCCGTTGCAATAAACGAGGGTGAGCAGCACACCGAAGAGCAGCGCGGCCGCGAGCAACGGCCACCATTTCTTGAGCAGCGCGAGCGCTGCGGCCGAGGTGATCATGGTTGTTCTCCCTGCGATTCGACGGGCACCGGGTCCGTGGGCGGATTAACGATGTGGGTTTCGGCGGGCCCCTCGCGGTTCTTTGTGAACCACGCGGCCATTGCGAGGCCGATCAGCCCTTGGACAACGATGGACTGCGCCAGTGTCTTGAACAAATCGTTGTCGGCAAGCGTGCGGTCGTCACGCAGCATCCAGAGCACGATGAAGGTTAGCAGAAAAATTCCTGCCCCGGCCACGCCGCTCGGCTTGATCCGCTCAACCTGCCGGTCGAGAAATTGCCAGAAATTCATGCCTCATTCCTCGAAATCTGGCCGGCCGGCATGACCGGAAGCCCTGTTGCGACAATCGGCGTGCCGGGAGGCCACCGGATAGCGTCCACGTCCGATTTGGCAATATCCATGATATTAACCGCGTTCGACTGGTTTCCGCCGAGCGCCTTATAGAAACGCTTGTCCGGCGTCTCCCCGACGATGAAAAAGACGTGGTTCCCACCCTTGCGCGCTTTGACGCCGATAGCGCCTAGCTGCGGCTGGCAAGCCGTCCCATAGTCACGGAAGCTGGCAGCGGCCGGGAAATTCTTGGGGTAGGGCAAGCCCGCCTCTTTCAGTGCCCACGCGACGAAAAAGCCGCACCACGGGGTTTCGTCGTCATTAAACCAGCCGGCGCCGAGCTTTGCCCACCCGGCCGCGATCCAATTATTATGCTTGGGGCCCGGCACTTCCTTTTCGCCGATCTTCGAGCGCGCCGCGTCGATCCACGGCAGGCCGGCTGGCGCGGGCTTCGGCGGATACATGATCGCGTTGATCGCGTCCACGTCCGCCTGTGTAAGCGGAGCGCTCTTGCGCGCGCGGATGGCATCGAAAATCTGCTTGTCGGTTAGCGAGGTCATCGGTTTTTCCTCGTTGCCCCGTCGATCTTGTCCGACACGTAATTGAACAGATAGGACGGATGAATGGGAATTTGATCGACCAGGTTTTGCAACCAATTTTTCTGCTGCGGCTGTGCCTGACCTTGCCCGCGCATGGGTGCGCGATATTTTTGATGCCACGCCATCCACGTCGCATAGTCGGGAAATCCCCGCTCACGGGCGATGGCGTCAAGCTGGCCGGGAGAATATTGCTGCCCGCTCATCGGAATAACCATCCTTTCAACGCGAGCCAGAAAGACCCGATCCCCGCAACGATGGGTACAGCCCAACGAATGAATTTTCCGCCGGTCTTAACCGCGTTCCACGCCTCCACGATTTCCTTTGTCGTCTGCATGTCGGATTTCATGGACGCGAGAGAATCGTTCATTTCTTGCAACGTCTTGTTAATCTGCTGAAACTGCACCTGTCCGTCCTCGAGCCGTTGCTTGATTTCCTCGTTGGTCATCACATGATCCTTGCAACATAGTCCTGTGTTTCAGCGGGGAGGCCACCGCGCCCGGCGGCGTATTCGTCCGCACGTCCGGGGCCGGCGTTGTAGGCGGCAAGCGCCAATTCCACGTCGCCATTATAGCGACGCAGCATTTCGGACAGGTAGGCGATGCCGAGGATCCGGTTATAGACGGGATCGTTGTAATACGCCTGTTCATCCCACGGCACGCCGGCCATTGCGGCAGCTTCGGGCGCGGTGCCGGGCATCACCTGCATGACGCCGATAGCGCCCGCCGACGACGCAAGCGGCCGGCCGTTCTCGTCAAATTGACGCCTGCCGCTTTCCTGATTTTCCACGCGGTCGATCAGGTCCAGAAGCTCGGGGTTTTCCGTGTCGTAAATGTGCTGCAAATCCTGCGCATAGGGGCTATCGCCGCCTTGCTCGATAAGCTGCAGCAATTCTTCGTCGGACATTTGCGAATAGTCCTCACCGTCCTGGCCGATTAGCCGCAGCAATTCTTCGTCGGACATTTGCGAATAATCTTCCGCCCCGTCGAGATCGCCTTCCACGGACGGAATTTCGCCGCTCGGGGTGCCGTCGCCGGGCGCACCACGGCCGCCGGCCATCATACCAACCGCGATATTGTTGGGCAGCGCATTTTGCATGAGGCTCACCGCCGCACGTTCGCCGATGCCGATTTTTTGGAGTGCCGTCATCGCCCGCTGCGTCGCGGCCGGATCCTGACTGAAAAGCATGTCGGACAGGTTATTGGCGACTTTCTTGTTGAAGCCGTGCGGCAGCTTGTCGAGCAGCGATGCGAGGAATCGGGCCTTGGTGGATGCCAGTGCATTGCCGAGGAAGGCGCCATAGACGATTTCCTCGGGCGAGAGCGCGCCGCTTTCGTCGCGGGCCATGGCATTGAGCCTATCCGTGTCGAGCATCCGGCCGAGCACCTGCGTTTCGCCCTGCGATGCACGTGCAAGACCGGCTGCGGCCGCGTCGCCGAGATTTTCCGTCACGGTACCAGGCTGTGCGGCTCCCGGTTCGAGGCTTGCCGGCCGCGTGAGGCGCCCTTCCGAAGCGAAATCGCGTGCGGCCGCAATCGCTCCCGTGGGGCGTCCGGTCACGGCCTCGCGCTGGCGGAAAAGTTCGCCCGCCTTCATACCGATGCGGCCCTCGGGCGTGCGCAGGTTCGAGCGCAGGAGATCGTCCTCGATATCGGTCACACGGCGCCCGGCCGCTGCAGTCTCGAAGCCTTCCATCATCCGCGACTGCGCGGCGTAGGTATCGACCATTTGACCATAGGCGGGCACCTCGCCGGAAACGAAATCCCGAACGGCCTTGGCTGCATTGCGGAACGCCATCGCGTTCGCCGGGTTGGAATTCTGCGAGGATTTCGCCGCCGCATCGAGCGCACGTCGCAGACTGTCCATTTCCTGCACCGTGGCGTGCACGGGCGTTCCGAGGCCCCATTGCGTCATGAGGCGCCGCGCGTTCGCCACGTCGCTTGCGTCCAGCCCCATGCCGGCGAGATCGTCGGGCGCGAGATCGCGCAGCGCCTCGTTGATACGCGGGGCGAGGCCCTGGATGCGGCCACCGATTTGCCGCGTCATCTGCCGCTCAAGATCGTCCAGCGGCAATTGCGTGAGATCGACGGTGTGCCCGGCAATCGGCCGCATGAGATCGTCCGCCGTGTCCTTCCGAAGCTGCGCCAATTCCCCGATACTGGTGATTTGCGCGTCGCCCTGCCGGCCGGCCCGGTTCACATGTCCAAGCATCCGGTCCATGAAACCACGCAGATAGGTGCCCGCGTGGCCTTTGGCGACTTCCGTGGCCTCGGGCGAGCGCTTGAGCACCTTTTCGGCGACGCGACGGAAATCCTGATCCTTGAGTGCCGCGACCACGGGAACATTCGTGCCGGTCTGCGCAGACAAAGCAGCCTGCCGGGAAGCCACCGCGTCGGGCGCCTCTGTGATGACTTCACGAATTGCCTTGGGCACCGACGACGAAAACGGCCGCGTTGCCTGCCGCAGCGCCCGAGCGCCGGCCTGCACAGCTTTTATGCCGCCAGCCAGGACCGGAGCCGCGATTGCACCAGTCACGGCGCCTTCGCCCACGTCGCTGCCTTCCCCGGCTGCCTGGGCGGCACCGCCGGTCGCGCCAGCAAGAGAAATCCGCCCCGCGTTCGCGAGACGCTGGCCTTTTTGCAATTGCGTGAGGCTTTGGAGCACGTTGCCGGCGCGCTGCGCAATGGGCGCACCTGCGGCTGCGAGGCGTCCGGCACCTTGCGTGATCATTTTTCCGGCAACGCCGCCGCCCGCGAACGAGCCCATGATTTGCCCGATGATGTTGCCGCCGGTCGAGCGCCCCAATTCTTCGTCGGTCGCGGCGCGCGTTACCTGCAAAAGCTCATCATAATTGAGATCGGTATTGTTGCCCGTGATGCTCGACGGCAGATAGGCGAGGCCGGCCGCAGCCACCCGCTCGGGGATACCGAAAAGGGACCGCCGGATGCCAGCGCCAAGCGCCGAGGAAAAGTCGGAATTCGCGCCCTGCCGTTCGCGCGCCACCTTACGGCCGGTTTCGGTGAGCAATTCGGAGCGCGTCGCCCGAGCACGCCGGGCAATGTCTTGAAGCTCCGCGCGCGTCGTGGTGACACGTTCGAGCCCGGCAAGCTGCCGTATCGCCTGCGTCCGGGGATCGGAATCGAACCGCGTAAGGGCGCGCTCACGCTGGCGCGGGTCCGTGATTTGCCGGACGACCGATTGCCGCGCCTGCTGGTAAAGCTGGCGAAGCTCGGCCGGATCCTTATTGCCCCACCGCTGCAAATAGTCGTCGGTCGATCCACCGCGACGAGGTGCCGAGCGCGGAGCCGTCCGAGGTGCGGGCGTCGGCGTGGGAGCCGGCGTCCGTCGAGGCGTCTGCCGAGGCGTTGCACGCGGTTGCTGGCGTGGAGGCGTCTTGCGGGGCTGTTCGGCCGGCATCACCAGCGACGCGAGATAATTCCCCGCGCGCATACCGAGCCCTACCGGCGAATAGTCGAGATAGTCGGTCCAAGCCATTAGGGGATCAATCCTCTGCGACGTGCTTCCGCAATAGCGGCGGCGTTACCTCCACCTCCCCGCGAAGGCGCTGCGCTGCGCGGAGCAGCACGGGGGACCACACGCGGCCGAGCACCACCGCCAGCGGGCGCCGGGGCGTTCCGGCGTGACATATCCGAATTGAATTGCCGTTCCAGTGCGTCCAGCGCCTTGATCATGTTTGCTTTTGTGGTGTTGGGATTATTGATGATGTTCACATACCGCTGATATTCTTGCGGGCGGTCCATCATCGTGCCAGTCAATTCCAGCGCCACCTTCATTTCCGCAACAATGGCGTTTGCCTCTTGCTCGATAAGCTGGCGCTGTTCGGACACATCGGTGCCGATAAAACTTTCCACAAGCTGCCCCGGACCCGAAGACCGGATACGGCGCCCAATATTGCTCGCGGTTTCTCCCGGCGTCACAAGTGCCCCGAGACGGTCCAAACGGTCCACCGCTCCGCGAATTGAGCCAAGCCGTGAAACGATGCGCTGTTGCGCCTCACTTACACCCGCATCTCCGCCTTTCGCACCGCGCGTCGCAGCGATACGTTCCCGAGAGGCGTTGCCTGCCGCAGCGATACGTTCGCGCGAGCCGATATTGGCCCGAGTGTTGGGGTCAACCGAATTCGGCAGGATACGGCGCACCTGGCCCGAGCGCGTACCCACGCCCACCTGCGTGCCACCAGTATTGACGAATTTGAGCGGGTCGATAGGCGTTTCACCCTCGCCAAGCTGGATCGGCTGGATAGAGCCGTCACGTCCAAGCTGATAGGCGCGAAGCTGCCCGTCCGGGCCCTGCGCGTAAAAGGGCTGCACCCCGAATTCACGTTCCTGGCCGGTCATGGCCGCAATGGCTTCGACCGCCTGCGGATTTTGCGCGAAAATCTGGCCTAGCGCCTGCGCGCGGTCTTCCGGGATCCCCGCTTGTCGTGCGAGCAACGGCCACGCCGCGTTGATATCACCGCCGCGCCGCTGGATCGCTTGGAGGCCACGGGCCGCTGCGCCGAGCATCGCATTGCCACGCGCCGTTGCTTCATCGCTGCCCGCCGCGATTTGCTGTTTGACGATTTGGCTCCGCAGCGCGTCGAGGTCGATTTGCCGCGTGCGATCTTCGAGCATGTTGGAGCGGTCTTCGCGCGCATCCAAGGTCGGCTGATAGAGGGCTTCCGCACCTCCCACCCGCGCGAGCACGTCCGAAATTCGCCCCACGGTATCGAGAAGCGAGCGCCGTTGACGCGGTGCTTCGGCCGGCGCTGCGGACTGTTGCGGCGCTTGCGGGACAGGTGCCGGTTGCGGGGCATCGGGAGAACCTCCAATCGCTTGCAAGACGTTCGATTGATTTTGAGGTAGATACTGCGCTGCCTGTTGGTTGTGTAAATTCTGTGCATAGGCAGTTGCATGTTCGGGCGTATCAAATGTGCCCAAATTCCGTCCCGTCTGTCGATAAAGCGCAATAGCGTCTTCATCCGACAAAATCCGCCCATCGTCCGACACAGTAGGAACTAGGATTTCTCCCCGGTCGGTACCAAAAGACAGGCTCCGAACCGTAGAAATGCTACCATCCGAATTACGTACAATTGGCCGTTTGGTTACGTCTATATTACCAACCGCACGCATACCCATCGAATTGTTGGGGTCAATTTGGTTATTGATGATCGGCCCGGGAACCGGAAGGCCGGTGTTCGGGTCGATAGATTGGATCGGTCGGGTTTGCTGCGCACTAGCCCCGAAAGCTGCGGCCGGTCCTGCGGCGAGTCCGAGCAATTGGAGAAGGTTCGCCATTAGAGCGCTCCATAATTCACGGTCGCATAGCCGGCCCGCTCGGGACCAAGGGCCCACGGCCGCAGCTTGGCGACTTCATCCGCCATGACGCCGAGAACGCGCTTGGCGCCCATGACATAGCGATAGGCGTAGATGCCAAGGCCGTCCGGGAATTCGCCGACGCGCTCGATATCGCGCTTTAGGCGACGGTCGGAGAAGATTGACGCGATACCGCCCACGGTGGATGCGATGCTGCCGAGCGTGGACGGGCTGCCGCCTGTGTTGGTCGATTTCTGGCCCGTGTTCGCCACGAGCCCGCCGGCCTGCAATCCGAGGCCCGAGAGCCCGGCAAGCTGTTGCAGATAGTTGTTGAAAAATCCTTGGTTCAATTCCGCGCCGCGAGTTTGCAGAGCCTTGGCCGTTGCACCGCTGCGGAGCAAACCGGACGCCGCCCCCTGGCCGGTGACGCCTTGTGCCATCTGGCGCATCGCCGGGGCATAACCCGCCATCTGCAGATAATTGTTGTAGCCCTGTTGAGCCCCGCCGCCGGCTGCAATGCCGTTCGCGGCCGTCCCGACTGTGTGGGCGGTGTTGGCGACGCTGGACGGGCTCACGCCGAGAAGCTGCGCGAGGAAATTAGTTGCGCCGGTTCCCTGCTGCATCTGCCCGCCGTAGGTGGAGGTGATCAACGAATTGTTGACGTTCTCCGACGAGCTTTTGGCCGCTTTAGGCTTGAGAAAACCCATTAGATCGCACCCCTGTAAAACATGGAATTCGAGAGCACATAAAGCTCACATGGCCCTTCGGGCGTTGAACGGATGCCTGCGCACTTGCCACCCGCCCAACGGGCCAGGAGCTTCACGTCGCGGCGGAAATCGGGAACCAGCCCGAAGATCAGTTTGGCGCCGTGCTCGGCGAACATGATGCGGAACGATTCGCGGGCATGGTTGATGGCCTCCCGGCCGCGCGCCACAAAAAGGAAATGCACCTGATAGTCGTCGTCGCCTTCGTGCTCGAACAGCGCGATATCGCCGTTGTCGAAGGTGACGGGAATGTTGCCCTCGGAAGCCAGCCAGTCCGCGCCGCGCACGCCTCGGTTGAGGGTGGCTTCGTCGATTGCTTCGGCTATGGTTTCGAGGGGCAGGGTCATGCGCTTGTCTTCCAAATGGCCCCGTGGTTCCCGGTGGGCTATGTGGAAAAGCGCTCGACGGCGAGGGAACGGGCACGTTTTTGTGACAGATGCGTGCCTATGTCAAGCATCATCCTAAGCGACACTCCAGTGTTGAATTGCTCCCGCCACATTTGTTCCGCTTGCGCGATTATACAAAACCCCGAATCCAATCCTGTCAGGGTCGGCCGTAAGCCATGTGGATATCGCGCGCGTGCTATGGAGTACCCAAGACTTCCCATCTTTGCTGATGTAAAAATTCAAGTCTGTACCTGATTTGGATATCCGCAGCCAATTGATATCATTGACATAGCCAAGGACTCTTTCGCTATCGAAAGAACTTGGGTTCAGACTCAACTGTTTAATTATTAATGAGGATGCTCCATTTGCGACAGATAATGTCTCAATTCTACTGTTGCCGCTGTATTGGCACAATATGCCGAAGGCTGAATAATTTGTTACCGGGATGACAACAGACAAGCGCATCGTCGCGGTCCAGTCCGCAGATGGTGACGGAATAGCCTGATACGCATAAATGGAGTCATCGCCGGTAACAGGTGTACCCGCATCAAAAAGCAAACCTTCATCTGGATCATCGGTCAAAGATGCCCATCCATGTGATGCGCCGGTGGCTTGGGTAAAGTCCGTAGCCTTCGGGGGATTGAACCACCAAGGCTGTCCACCGCCTCCCCCGCTGCCCTTCGGGCGGCCGATAACATAGATGCGTCCGCCGTTGAACGTAATCGTGCCCCCGTCCCGTGGAAAGAGGCGAACGTGGGTGATCGCGCCGAGCGTCGCCGTTGCGCTATCGCCAAATACGCCCACGCCGCTATCACGTGCTGTCTCATACTCTTTCGGCGCGCCGTCTACGTTAGTCCCCTTTATATAGGCGACCGTAGAGCGGGCAGCGGCGCTTGCCGTGGCATGCGTGAAGAGTGCACTATCCGTGTTTGTGACGGTTCCGGTACTGCTGAGCGAGCGGTACACAGTGCTCGAAATGTACGTCGCCCCGCCGTCCAGACTGAACTGCGCAACGCGCCAAGTGGATGAGCTTGTTGTCACGCTATCAAAGATTATAAGAACGTCCGTGTAGCCGCTTATATCAACAATGCGCTCTGTAATGGCTCCACTTACGGCGAAATCCCACGAATCAATCAGCGACCATGCGCCGCCCCCTCCACCGCCACCGCCGCCGCCACCGACTGCCCACTCAGGATCGGCACCCGCACCATTGGTTTTCAGAAAATATCCATTGGTGCCGGGCGCGAGAGCTTCCCACCCTGCCGCGCCTCGGAAAAGCACCGAGCCGTGGACGTTGGTAATCTGGTCAAGGATCGCCTGCACCTCGGCGGCGATTGTCGGCGTGTCGGACAGGTTCCCGCTCGGGGAAATCGAAATCCCGCTACCTTCCTGCAATTCATGGTCCGCAAGATATTGCGTGATGATCTCAAGCGCCTGTTCGGCGGTGATGCCTTGCCCGATATCAATCTGCTTCTGTTGCGCCCACCGGATAAAATAATCGGTGGGCGTCCCGTCATCTTTGACGATCCGCTGATTATTTACGAGAGGTTGGAGATTACCCGCCATCTTCTTCGTCATTCATGTTCATGCTGTCAATGCGAGCGAAAACCCCATTGTCAGTGATTTTGAAAAGTCGGCCGGGAGCACCGATTTGACCGAGCGAAAGCCACTCGTAGCACGGTTCCGCCGTGTCCAGGGTGACGTTGAGCGTGCCGGCGT